CCCTAAGCCGGCCCACTCAGCATTCACGGAGGCCAAGCTTATGCAACAGATAGAGGCTTGGTTATCTAAGTATATAAATACCGAGGGTTTTTCTAATAAACTAGAGTGCGACATTGACTTGCTCGAGAAGCCGGCTGACCGGGTACGCGTCAGGCTTGAGCTACTAAGCTATTTAGTCCCGAAGGTTAAGACGGTGGACCCGTTGCCCTCGGGTGCTGACCAAGCAATTAATGTTGTATTTCAATTAGATAGCGGGCCTAACAATGGAACGGATAGTCAAGCTTCTCCCGTTCCAGTTGAAGTTTCTACAGAGCCAGAGTAAATTCGTCTGGCTGTGCGCGGGCTTAGGTACAGGTAAGACCTACTCGCTGGCCAACTACGCAATCTACCGGATGCTTACTAACCCCAAGACTACCGGCCTCCTGGCGGCGCAGACGTACTCCCAGCTGCGAGACGCTACGCTAGCCGAGCTTATGGTGCAGCTAGACCGGCTCGGGCTTAAGTACAGCTACTCCACCCTGACTAACTTCCTGACCCTCGACTGCAATGGCGCGCGTATCAAGACGTTCTCCCTCGAGAACTACGAAATGCTGCGCGGTATCGAGATCGGCTGGTTTGGCGTTGACGAGGCTTGCCTAGTCAAGCCCGACGCTAAGAAGGTCCTGGTAGGTCGCCTGAGGTGCAAGCACAGCCACGTATTGCAAGGGCGGTACGTATCCACGCCGCGCGGCTTTGATCACATGTACGATCAGTTCGTAGGCGAGCACAAGACAGCCAACCACCAGCTGATCCACGCCACGAGCTTCGATAACCCGCACCTACCCGAAGGCTACATCGCATCCATGGCCGCGGAGTACAGCCCGAAAGAGTACCAGCAAGAGGTGCTGGCGGATTTCGTCGCGTTGAGCGAGGGGCGTGTCTACCACGCCTTTGATCGCACAGAACACGTTAGGGACGTGTTTCCGTCCGATTTTGGGGCTATCTACGTCGGCATGGACTTCAACGTTAACCCTATGACGGCTGTACTGGCTAACGTTACCCAAGGCTGTATCGAAGCCTTTGACGAGGTGTACTTGGCTAACTCCAACACCTATGCGATGGCCGAGGAGATACGCAAGCGGTATCCCCATCGCCGGATCATCGTGGTACCTGACGCCAGCGGCAGCGCCCGCAAGACTAGTTCCACCCAATCGGACCACGAGATCCTTAAGAGCTACGGTTTCGAGGTGCAGACCTCCTCGAGGAACCCCGCGATTGAGGACCGGTACAATACGATCAACGGGCGAATGCGCGAGAGCCGAATTAGCATAGCACCTAAATGCGTCAAGCTGATTCGTGACCTTGAGCGCGTGGAACACGATAAAAACCCAAGCTACCTCACGCATATCTCCGACGCTTTAGGCTATCTGGCCTGGCGAATATTCCCGCTTAAGCGCACCCGCAAGCCATCCGGAATCATTCAACTGTAGAGGGCCGAATGCCTACGTCTAAGCCGCTCCGGGAGATGATTCCGGAGATTATGCAGCATATTCATAATCACCTTGCCTACATGGAATATAACAACCGACTATTCCTGGTTCACGAAGGCCAGCTTAGGCCGGAGATCGAAGCAAGCCTGAAGCAGGAGCTAAGCCCTCGCGCTTACGAGAAAGCCATCAAGCGCGTCCCCTCGATTAACCTGCTGATCCGCATAATTGACAAGCTTAGCCGCGTCTACAGCGAGCCTGTCGCGCGCACGGCCTCGACCGCTTCCGACCAGAAACTGATAGAATTTTACGAGCGCGAGGCTACGGTAGACAAGACCCTGACCTCCGCCAACAAGGTAGCGAACCTCCACAAGTGTGCGGCCCTCGAGCCCTTTGTGCAGGACGGCAAACCGTACCTCCGGGTACTGCCGGCGCATCAGTTTCTGGTTTACTCAGACGACCTTGTAAATCCTTTACGCCCCACGGTCTTTATCAAGTTTATGGGTAAGGATCGCAACGTCCCCTTTACGGATCGGGACGGGCGTAAGACGGAACAGGATGAGGTTCGGACGGTCCAGCTGTATTATCTTTACTCGGATTCGGAATTCGCGATTATCGATTCTGAGGGGGCGTACCGCGACGACCGAATGACACAGCGCAGGCTCGAGGGCGTCAACCCCCTCGGTCGTCTGCCTTTCGTCTACATCAACCGCTCGGACTTCCGCCTCGTCCCTCTGCCGGATACGGACACGCTAGACAACACTATCCTGATCCCGAAGCTCTTGGCGGATCTTAACTACGCGGTACAGTTTCAGTCCCATACGGTGTTTGTCGCGCTGGACGCGGACGTACCTACCGACCTAGCTATCTCGCCAGACACCGTATGGAACATCAAGTCAAGCGAAGGCGATAAACAGGGTCGTATCGACACGGTCAAGCCCTCCGTGGACATTCAGCAGGTTATTGAGCTTATCAAAGTCACTCTCTCGATGTGGCTCGAGTCGCGAAACATTCGCGCAGGGGACATGGGTCAGGTGTCGCCAGGGGACGCCGCGTCGGGCGTGGCGCGCATCATTGACGAGTCGGACGCCACCCAAGACCGCCAGTCGCAGTGTTCAATATTCGCAGTCGCCGAGCGTGAACTGTGGGCCCTGTTGCGAGACATGCATAACTACTGGGTAGCGACCGGGCAAATTGATTCGGCGGACACCTGGACGCAGTCTACGGCGGTCTCAACGCGCTTCGGCGACCAGAAGCCGGTCGTCACTGATCGGGAGCGCATTGAAGTCGTCGGCATGAAGCTAGATAAAGGCCTCATCAGTAGACGCCAGGCGGTCAAGGAGATTTACCCTCACTGGACCGATGCAGAAGTGGACCTTCACATGGAGGGGCTAGCCGATGAGCCTACAGAGCCAGTTGGACGCGATCCTAAAGAAGGCGCTCGACAAGAGGACGCTGGAGGCGACGGGCCAGTACGTAGTCGAGACGATTCGGGACCGGGTGAGACAGGACGGTAAGGGCGTTAAGGGCCCTGGAACGCCTACCTCCAAACTCAAGCCCCTGTCCGAGAAGTGGGTAGCAAGGCGGAAACGCTCGCGCCTCCACCCCGATACGTCACCCGGCACGTCTAACCTAACGTTCAGCGGGCGGATGCTTAACGCCCTTTACTGGGTGATCAGGAACAACATACTGACCGTAAGCATTCGACCCGACCAGTTAAAGAAAGCCATCTACACCAACAAGGATCGCCCCTGGGTAAACCTATCCAAGGGAGAAATCACTAAGGTAACGCAGTTCGTTGAACGGGCTGTAAAACAGAAACTGGGCTTGTAGCCCGATGGGGTGGACATCATGACCGTTGACGCTGGTAGCGTTAAAGGCAAGGACGGCGAAGAACAGACCGAAGAGACCGTAGCTTACGAGACCTATAAGAAGGTACTCGACCAGCGCAAGGCAGACCAGGCGAAAGCTCGGGACCTTGCCGCAGAGGTGGAGCGCCTTAGGTCCGAACGCGAAGCTGAGCAGGAGGCCAAGCTAGCGGAGCAAAAGCGTTTCGAGGAGCTGTACGCAGCTGAGAAGAAGAAAGCGGAAGAACTGGGTAACAAGATCAAGGAAGCCGAAGCCAGGTCCGCCATGCAAAAGAAGCGGGACGCTCTCAAGCAGGCGCTTGGCGGGGTTAAGCGGGATGAGTACCTCTCATTCGCAGACCTTAATTCGGTCCTGGTCCTAGAGGATGGGACCGTGGACCCCGATTCAGTGAAATCCGCCGCTGCTAGGTTCAGGGAGGCTCACCCCGAACTCATCGCCGCTAGACAGACCGCCCCGCTCCCGAATGAGTCGGCTACGGGCTTCACCCCGCCGAAAGGAAAAGCACTGCACGAGCTTAAGCCGGCAGAGCTTAAAGAACTGTACTCTAAACTACACACAGCTAAGTAAGAGGTGCTAAATGTCAGACGCAGATATGGGCGTAACAGAAACTAGTGCTACCGGCGCCGCAGTTGTGGCCGCCATGGTTCAACAGCAGCTTATCGCCAAGGCGAAGCTGATGTTTACCGTCATGGACGAATCGGCTCGCGCAGGCAAGGGCGCTAAGTCGGTCGCCTTCCCCCGCACCGGAGCGCTTACCCCGGTCGCCAAGTCCGAGAACACCGCGAGTGAGTCGATCGCCCTCACCTACGCGGTTGACACCCTCACCCTTGACCAGCACTACCACACGTTCGTCCGTCTCGAGGACAAAGCGGACGTTCAGTCGGTGCTGAACATCGAGGCGGACATCGTCGAGCGCGCGGGCGCGGGCATGGCCAAGCTCATGGACAGCTACATTTATGACACCCTGGTTGCCGGAGCATCCGCGTCCAACCCGGATCACATCATCGACCAGTTCGGCTCCTCGGGCACGCTGACCCTGGCCAAGATCCTTACGGCGCGCAAGCTCCTTGACGACCAGGACGTTCCGGAAGGCGACCGCTTCCTCGTCATTAACACCGAGCAAGAGTCGGAGCTTCTGGCCTTGTCGGCGTTTATCGACGCCAGCCAGTACGGCGCACGCGAGGCCCTCCTGAACGGCGAGATCGGCCGTGTCTACGGCTTCTCGGTCATCAAGACCACGGTCTGCGCTGCCAACGTGGCGCTCTACTACCACCGTTCGGCCTGCGCTTTTGCGCGTCAGATCGAGCCGAAGTGGGAAATGGACCGTAACCTTAGCAAGCTGGCTAACGAGTACAGCCTTAGCGCGCTCTACGGCGCTAAGATCCTCGACAGCGGCAAGCGCAACGTCACGGCTAACGCCACTGGTAGCTGAGTAATTTAAGGGGATTGGGGACGTATGTCCCCCGTCCCCTTTCGTATAAAGGCTATCTTATGGAAGAGATTAATAAAAAACTCGACGCCCTGCGCGGCGAAGTAAAAGCCTTAGATATCGCAGTGAACGCCCACCTTGTAAAGTCCGCGAAGCTTGAGACCGATATGGTTTGGGTGAAGCGAGTTGTGGTGGGCGCCTTCACCTTCATCTTTACGGTGATTGCCTCCGTTCTTTCGGCACTGAAACAAGGTTAAGGAGATGCGGTCTTATGCTAAATAAGTACGTTCTCTCAGATAACGGGACGCTGAGCGATAAGACCGCAGCCCTTGAAGACTATTACTCGGGAACGGTAGCCCTGTCGATCGTGGCGGCAGAAGACAAGCTGTACATTGGCAGTAAGCTACCCTTCACCCGTAAGTATTTTAAGGTCTCCGTGGCCAATGCTACGGCAGCAGAGGTGTCCGCTAAGTACTGGGACGGTACCGCCTGGCGCGCCGTAGTCGACCTGTATGACGGTACGGCGTCAGCTGGCGCTACCCTGGCCGCTAGCGGGTACCTGACGTGGGAGACCGACAAGCGGTACGCATGGAGGCAGGACGACACCACGCAGAATGGGTCCGCCAAGATCACCGAACTATCCACCATGACGCTGTACGACTACTACTGGCTGCAGCTTACCTTCTCCGGGAATGCTGCACCTACCCTGGTGTGGGCGGGAGACCTGTTCGCTACGGACAACGACCTCGGCGCAGAGTACCCGGACCTTAACCGCACCACCGTTAAGACCGCCTTCGAGGCGGGAAAGACGACCTGGGAAGACCAGCGCAGGATCGCATCTAAGCTTGTCGCCCAGGACCTTAAGCGCATTGGCGCCGCCCAGAGCGGGCAGCTAGTGCTTCCTTGGGAGCAGCTCACCTTGGCTACGGTCTCTAAGACGGCCGAAGTCATCTATTCCGCCATGGGCCAAGGATTCGAGGACAGCATGAAGCTGGCGCAGGCGGAGTACACTAAGCGCATGAACCGCTCCTTCTTTATCGTAGACGACAACCAGAACGGTGCGCTGGACCCTAGCGAGACGGCTACGGTGCGGGTTACGAGGCTCTACCGATGAGCTTTAGCACAGTATACGACGCACTTGCCACGGCCGTAGGCGCTCTCTCGGGCTTTAGCTCTAAGACGGTGCTTGCTAACCCCTACGCCCTCGAGGAGAACCCCGAAGGCTTCCTTCGCAACGGGTGGGGGCTGACGGTAGGGGCATCCACCGTAGGTCAGGCGGAATTCTACTCGACGTGCGACGTCCATAGCATCGGCGTAGTGCTGGTACGGGAGGCGGTAGGTACGGACAATGACGCGTCAGCACTCCCCACGGCGGTCAAGCTGCTGAAGGACGACGCCACTCTGATCATTAAGAACCTCGAAAGAGGCGACGACCTAAGCACACAGCCTGAAAATCTAACATACGTTTCCACTTCCGAGGTCAGCTTCCAGGTAGGGGAGCGTCACCGGTGGGTGTCACTGACGGTCAATCTGCAAGTCTCAATCCGAGATACACTAGTTTAAGGAATACACTACATGGCTAAGCAGGTAAGAAGCTCAGTCTTTGGCATTCGCGCTGAGACGACGGAAGGCACCTATATCGCGCTCAGCGCGGCCACGCAGTTTACCGTCCTCCGGGAAGGCTTCTCCTTCCAGAGCGGAGTGGAGACGGTCGACTCGGACGAGCTGGTCAACGACATTGGTATGTCGGAGGGCTTCGTCACACGCGAGAGCCCTACGGCCAGCATCCCCAAGTACTTCAAGCACAGCGGCGTTGAGGGCCAGGCCCCTGACTACGCGCTCCTGATCAAGTCGGCGATGGGTACGCAGACGGACAACAGTACCGAGTACAATACGGTCGCCTCGTCCACCGCGGGCACCTCCTCGGCAGCAGCGGTCGTTAAGGTAGACACAGGGGAGGGCGCACTGTTCGCCAAGGGTCAGGCACTCCTGATCAAGGACGGCACGAACGGCTACTCCATCCGCAACGTCAAGACGATCAGTACGGATGACTTGACGATCAACTACAACTTGGCTGGGGCCCCCGGCACCGGCGTTAACCTCGGTAAGGCGGTCCACTTCAGCCCCGCCTCTACCGGGCACCCGACCTTCACGGCGCACTTGTACCAAGCCTCGTCTAGCTCGGCTTTCCATCAAGCCATCAGCGGGTGCCGCACGACGGGCATGTCGATCGAGTTTCCGGTTAACGAGCTTGCGGCTATCTCGTTTGATATCGAAGGCATTTCCTTCTATCATAATCCGATTGCCATCACCTCGTCTAACAAGTACATCGACTTCAACATCGGGGCCAGCGAGCTTAACGCGTCCCTGACGGAGAAGGCGTACAAGACCCCGATGGCCCTGGCCACCGAGATTGCTACCAAGATGACTGCCCTCGCGGGCGCAGCCATCTCGTGCTCGTACAGCAGCACGACAGGCAAGTTTACGATCAGCAAGGCGTCGGGCACCCTTCAGCTTCTCTGGGACACGGGCGCTAACGCGGCCAACTCGGCGGCGACCACGATCGGGTACTCGGACGCAGCAGACGACACGGGCGCCCTGACCTACACCTCCGACAACGCCCAGACATACAGCCCCTCGTATACCCCGAGCTATGACGACAACGGCCCCAACGTCGTTCGGTATAACGAGCTTCTTATCGGGGACTACACGCGCAAGGACAACCGCAAGGCGTCCAACGTTAGCTTCTCGATCAATACCCCGAAGACGGACGTGGAAGACCTGACGGCGGAGACCGGGGTCAGTGAGTCGATCGTACTCGAGCGCGAGGCGACGTTCAGCGCCACCCTGATTTTCCAAGAGCACGAAGTCACCGAGCTTGACGCTCTGCTGAATAACACTACCACGCAGCTGATGTTCAACCACGGCCCCAAGTCGGGCGGCAACTGGGTGGCGGGGAAGTGCGTGAATCTCTACATGCCTAACGCCAAGATCACCTCTAACGTCCTGTCGGACCAAGACGGTCTGTACGTGGTTGAGGTTGAGGCCAAGGGCTTCGTCTCCACGGCACAAAAAGACGTACATATTAACCTGATTTGATAACCGAGGTTTACAGTGCGCGATGCAACATTGTTTCTCGATAGCAGCACTGTAACCGACTCGACTAATTCGGCAGCGTTCGACCTCGGGCAGTGCAAGGCCCTCAGTTTTCAGGCTACCTGGGACGTAACTACTCCTAGCGCTAAAAACTTTGTGCCCGGCACTGTCGAGGTTCAAACGCTGACCTTTCCCGCCCCGGCTTCGGCCGGTAACGGGGACTATGTAGTAGTCGAGGACGTTGCAGGCACTAAGTGGGCGCTGGCTTTGACGAAAGGCGAGTATGCGGTTCAAGACCTTACCTTTCTGGCTAAAGCTTCCTGCGTCTCTGGCGATTTTGTGGTCTTGTATGACGCTTCCGGTAACGCGTGGGCGGCTGCAGTTGATCTTACCGGCAGTGACGCAGCCCCCTCCGCGCAGAAGTGGTCCGACGTACCTGCGGCGCGTAAAGTAAGGGTGGACATTTCCGCGCAGACGACGGCCGCTCAAGTAGCGGCTGCATTTGAGACCGCGATTAACGCTCTCACAGGCTTCACGGCGGCGTTCACCACCGACGACTCAGCAGCAGACGGTACAATGACTGTCACGTGTGACGCGGTCGGGGTAGTGTCCGCAGCGGAGTACTGGAAGTCTACGGCCGGCTCGGGTCTCGGCTCGAGCCCTCTGGCTACCTCGATTGTGGCGGCAGAGAACACGGCGGGGTACTCCCCCACCGAGCCTACGGGCGCAATCTGGACGGCCATTGCCGCAGCCAATAAGGACTCGATTGACGTCACCCTCGAGGCCAGCGCTGCCGCGGTCGCCGCTGCTGCAGAGGTAGCGTTGAACGCCTTGACGGGTTTCACCGCGGCCGTCACGTCAGACGACACCGCAGCAGACGGGACCATGTCCCTAACGCAAGCCGAGCCGGGGGCGGTCACTAACCCGGTCGTTAAGAACGCTACGGACGCAGGGGCGGGTAGCATTACGGGTACTGAAGACACCCCGGGCGTCGGAGGCGTCAACGTCGGAACTAACGCAGTCTACTCGGCTGCGCACGGTATGCAGACGGGTCTTAAGGTACGCCTGACTACGGCCACAACCCTTCCGGCGGGCCTTTCCCTGGCAACGGACTACTACGTCATCCGGGTAGACGCCAACCAAATGAAGTTTGCCACGTCACTAGCAAACGCGCAGGCAGGCACCGCGGTTAACATCACTGGTAGGGGTACCGGTACCCATACGGCTACGGCAGAGGCTCTTGCGGCCTCAACCAAGCTTCAGAAGTCTAACGATAACTCTAACTGGGTCGACGTCCATGATGATGAGGTTCTGGGAGGTAACAACTCCCAGACTATCTCGGCGGATGGCGGGGTGCTCTGGGTTGTTCCAGACGCCTCCTGGCGCTTTGTGCGTCAATCCATCACGCTTACTGGCGGGCAGTTGACCATGTCCTCCGCCGCAGTCGCCAAGTAACATTGGCGCAGCGTAACCTGCTCAGTGGTTAGGCTGGCGTGCTAACGCCCTTCTGCACAACGCCTATCAACACTAAGGACCTATCGACATGCAAAAGACTAAAGAATTCCCTCTGGGCAAGATCACGTACCGTACCCCGAACGTAGTCGAGGCCATGCGCTGGTTTAGTAAGCTGGGCGTTCGGGCGGACGGGTCGGTTAAGGAGCGCCAAGACCTCGAGATTATGGCCGACCTCATCGAAAATCTCGAGCCTTTTATCGTGTGTGTCGAGGCGGAGAAGGACGGCGTCAAGATTGGGTCATGGGCCGAGGCTCTCGCCTACATGGAATGCGTGACCCCGCTAACCGAGATTGCCGGCGAGTTTATGCAGATGTTCGGCAACAGCGAGCAAGGTAAGCGCAGAAAAAAATCCTAAGGGTAGCCGCTAGGCTCTGGTCGGTAGGGGCTCCCCTGGAAGACGCCATGGAGCCCGAGGATCTGGAGACGGCCTACCCGTTTATGAACGCGTACACCGCATTGATGCAGTGTAAGAATCTTGGACTTACGATAAATGCGGACGCCTTTGACATGGACACGGTCGAGGCGTTGCACACAATCCAGCAGACGATTGACGAAACCCAGTCTAAGAAAAAGGCTAAGGGATGAGCGACATTAAGGTAAACTTAAAGCTAGACGGCTCGGACTTTAGCGCTACCACTAGACAGGCACAAGACGCCGTCGACGACCTGAACGATAAGCTAAAGAAACTTAAAGGCCCCCTCGGGGACGCCTCCGGAGGTATCTCGAGCTTCGGCGGTAAGCTGGGGGACGCTGCCAAGGGCATCGCAGCGGTCACCGCAGGACTGGCTGCTGCTGCGGCTGCTGCCGCCGGTTACGGGCTTGTTAAGGCCATTGAGGGGGCGATTGAAGCCGAGCAGGCGTTCAACGCCGTAGCTAACTCCCTTCGCTTGTCTGGCGAGCTGTCCCAGGCCGCGCTAGAGGAGGTGGAGAAGTTTGCTGCCGAGCTGCAAGACCTGACCGGGCTTGGTGACGACACTACGTACAGCATGCTCGCCATGGCCCAGTCCTTCGGCCTCACTAAAGACGAGGCCAAGAAGGTTGTCGCCGCGGCTAATGACATGTCGGTGGCTACGGGGAAGGACCTCAAGACTTCGGTCGAGGCTCTGTCTAAGAGCTTCAACGGGTCAGCCAAG